GCCCCTGCCTCCCTGGCGTAGAAAAATTTTGGCTCCCGTGAAAATGGGCTATGGTGCCACTCGCGATCGGCCGCCGATCGTCGCCCAGCGGCGCGTCTGCCTGTCGCGCCTGGAGGCGGGGAAGGCCCCGGTTCAACACGGCGCTCGAACCCCCTGATCGCCGCGATCTCCATAGCCGGGGTCTTTCCACCTTCATCAAACACCGCTAGAACCAACGCCTGCCGTCGCGCTCGTTCGGCCCGAGCCAGCCAACTTCCCTGGCCTCGCGATGGCTTCAGCTTCCAAGGCGCATGCGATCACCAGGCCCCAGCGGGTCTATGACTTCACCGCGTTCTCTCAGCGCACCCCGACCCAACCGCCGCCTGGCGATCGGCTCGACGCCCAGTTCACCAACCTGATCGATGCGACGAACGCTCTGGCGCGTGCGGTCGAAGCCATGCGCGAGCCCATGACGATCGACAAGTTCGATCCCGTTTTCATCAAGCAACTGATCGAGATCCTCCGCGCCCGCATCGCGGAGGATGCAGCCAATGCGCATGCGGCTGCAGCGAATGCGCTCGTCGTTTCCCGTGACGTCGAGAGTGCGCTCGCATCGGCCGAGGCGGCGGCGGCCACCTCCCAGATCGCCGCCGCCGAAGCCAGAACCGCGCTTGCCCAAACGCGCGAGCACCGCGAAGCCATCGTGGCTGCCGACTACGCCCGCGCACGCGCCCAACCGCAGCCCGCCTCAACGCCAGGACTGGAAGGCCCCCAGGTTCTCGGCCCGAATGCTGGCGGCTTCTACGCTGGCGACGTCGAGGGCGCGACCAACACGTCGGCCGACTATGCGCAGGTCTCGATCGAATGGGCCGAGCACATGCCCGACCCCATCCCGCCCAACATCCTGGCGATCAATGCGATCACCGGCGATCATTGGTCGTCGCGCTGGTGGGCGAACAAGTCAGCCAATGCCTTCGGCATGCTGGCCTGGTTTTATCAGGGCGCGTGGCCCGATCCTGGGCCGCCCAATACGCCCTTCACCCCGACCAATGATCCTCTCCCGCCAGGCGCGATGTACTTCAACACCGACCGCAACGAGATGATGGTCTGGACCGGCCAGGCGTGGGCGCCCTTGGGCGCGCCATCGCCCGCCACCGTCGCATCATTGTTCTATCCGACCATCGCCGCTCAGACAGCCTACCCGACGACCGCGGGCGACCAGTTCGGGCATGCGTTCACCCTGCAGCCGGATGGCTCGAATGGCGTCATCGTCTACCTCAACGGCGTGCGCCTGACGCCCGACGACGGCACCGGAACGCTTGGCGACTACACCATCGATCCTGCAGCGTCGGCGATCGATCTCATCAAGGCCGCCCCTGCCGGTTACGTGCTCGCCGTCGACGTCCTCGTGCCCCCGGCGCAGCTCGCGCCTGCCGCGACCAAGATCGACAAGATCAAGCCCCTGACCTTCAACGGGACGCAGACATCGTTCATCCTCACGAACGCTGACGGTTCGACCCCGACCGTCAACAATGCGACTGAGCTTTTCATCAGTCTCGATGGCGTGCCGCAAGAGCCGGTCAATGCGTACGCCTGCACCGGCGACACCCTGACCTTCGCTGCCGCCCCGACCGCAGACGCCTACGCCTACATCCTTTGGTATCACCCGCCAGGTTGATCGATGACCAAAGCCTTCGATCTCGCCAGCTTCGTTCCCGCCCAGACGCCCGCCGTTGGCCAGACTGTGCAAGTCGCCAGTCTCGGGCCGCCCGAGACGACCCAATGGGCGAAGGGGTTCAGCGAGGCCCCGGTCAACACGACGCTCTACAATCGGTCGAACAATGCCTGGGTCGCCGATCCGATCCAGGCCGATGCGCCCGACGCGCAATCCTACGCCCGCACCAATGGCGCGTGGGTCAACCTGTCGGCGACGACAGGCCCGCCAGAGGCCCCTAATGACGCCTCAACCTACGGTCGACATGCGCTCGCCTGGACGCCCGTCGTTCCCCTAACGGGGGCGACGATGACCGGAACCCTCACCCTTGCGGGCGATCCGGTGAACGCCGCCGACGCTGCCGACAAGGCTTATGTCGACACCACCAGCGCCGCAGCTGCATCTGCGGCCATCGCCGCAGCGAACATCGACGCCGGTACATACTGAGCGAGAAAGGCTAGATAGCCATGGTCAATCGCGTACAGACCCTCCGGTCCTCGACGCCGCTTTCGCGTCCGACCGGCCGCCAGCCCGGCGAATTGTACGTCAATTTTCCTGACGCTCAGCTCGGCGTCGTCAATGCGGCGAGCACGGCGCAAGACCTGATCGGCGTGCGCTTCTTCTCGACCCTCACATCTTATGCGATCGGCGATTTCGTCATCCAGGCCGGGCAACTCTATCGCGCGACGCAGGCGGTCGCCGCGGGAGCATTCAACGCTTCTCAATGGGCGCAGATCGGCGGCACGGTCGTCGTCAGCGACGCGCTCCCCGCCAACCCGCAGCCGGGGGAACTGTGGTTCGACAGCGTCGGCGGGCAACTCTACTGCTATTACGACGACGGCAATTCGAAGCAATGGGTGGTCGCCAACACCATCAACGGCGGCGCGTACCTGGCCCTCACCGGCGGGACGATGACCGGGCCGCTTGTGCTGGCGGGCGACGCTGCGGCGAACCTGAACCCGGTGACGTTGCAGCAACTCAATGCGGGTTTCTTGCCGCTTGGGGGCGGGACGCTGACCGGAACGTTGATCGTCGCGCCCGCTTCCGGCGACGCGCCGCTCAGGCTCAATAAAGCTGCTTCTGGCGCAAGCAGTTTTATTTATGGCCAAACCGCAGGCGTCACCCGCTGGCAAATGGTGGTTGGCAACTCTGGCGCAGAAAGCGGGGCCAACGTCGGGTCCGACTTCACCCTTAAACGCTACAGTGACGCCGGGGTGAGCATTGATACGCCGCTTTCTATCGCGCGTTCAACCGGCAATGCGACATTCTCTGCGCAAGTTGGTTGCAACACACTCAACGTGACATCCGGTGCGAGCATCGGCCCCGATCTGCATTGCAGCGGGACGATCTACGGTAACGTCCTCAACTCAACCAACGGCGCAAGCATCGGCCCCGACCTGACCTGCACCGGCAACGCCTACAAACCGGGAGGCGGGTCGTGGGGGGCCAGTTCCGACGCCCGCATCAAGACGGTGATCGGTGATTATGAACTTGGACTTGAGAATGTCATGGCGGTGCAGCCGGTGCGCTACAGCTACAAGGGCAACGATACGCCCGCGCAAGACGAGCCGTCGCCCCACGCCCATGTTGCCGCCAATCAAACCGAGTTTGTTGGCGTCATCGCGCAGGACATCGAAAGCGTGTTTCCCGACATGGTCAGCGAGAGTGAAGGCTTCATCGACGGCGAGCCGGTCAGCGACCTCAAGAGCGTGGATGCGTCCGAATTGATCTGGGCTCTGGTCAACGCGGTCAAGACGCTCGCCCAACGGGTCGAAGCGTTGGAGGCGGGCCGATGATCGACTTCCCCAACGCCCCGACCACCGGCCAGATCTTCACCGCGCCCAACGGCACCCAGTGGACCTGGGACGGCGCGAAGTGGACGCAAGGCGCGACGTCGTCGGGTTTCCTGCCGCTCGCGGGCGGCACGATGACCGGCGACATCGTGCTCAAGGGCGACGCAACCGCCGCCTTGAACCCGGTGTCGTTGCAGCAACTCGACGCCATCGCCCGCTACCGCAACCGGATCATCAACGGCGACATGTCGGTCGATCAGCGCAACGGGGGCAATCTTGTCGCCGCGCCTGCCAATAGTGTTGCTTATGCGATTGATCGTTGGAAATTTAGCATTAGCGCCACGCCGAGCAAAGGCAACATCGGTCAGGCGGGGTTAAGCACAGCCTCGATGATCCCCGGTCAACCGTTCCAGTATGCTTTCGCTTGGCAGACGACGACGGCCTACACGCCGGGAGCGGCGGATTACATCCAGTTAACCAGCTATATCGAAGGTTATAATTTCAATGATGCGTTGTGGGGCACGGCGAACGCGCAGCCGGTGACGATTGAGTTCTGGGTGCTTGCTTCAGTGATAGGCACGTACGGCGGCGCTATCCAGAATTTTAATCAGACCCGCTCTTACGTGTTCACCTATTCCGTCCCGACGATGGCTTGGACAAAAATCAGGGTCACGATCCCCGGTGACACCGCCGGGGCATGGTTCGTCGCAGCGAACGCGGGCGCTGCGCAAGTGTCGTTTAGCTTGGGAACCGGCGCGACCTATTCGCACGCGGCGGGAGCGTGGGCGGCGGGCAATTTCATCGATGCTCCTGGCACGGTGAAGCCCATCGCCACTAACGGCGCGACTTGGTACGTCACCGGCGTTGCGCTGATGGTCGGCGCAGCGGCGGCCAACGCCGAGCCGGAGTTCCGTAAGTACAGCGATAATCTGATCGACTGCCAGCGGTATTACCAGAAGATCGGTGGCGTCGTTGCAATGGATTTGTATTTTCAAGCCTATGTTGCAACGGGAGGAGCGTTGTCTGCTGGTTGGTCATTACGCATTCCAACTATGCGCGCCGCGCCAACATCTGCTTTTGCTGGTGCAGCGTGGACACAGACCAACGTTAGCGCCCAATACCTCTATGCTGGAGCAAACTCATATGCAGTACAATTATCGGGGGCGGCGACTGGTACGATAAATCTCTCTACGAATGTTGGCTCGTTTATTACGTTGGATGCAGACTTCTGACCATGCAACTCACTTACACATCCCCCGAAGAAACCACGATCAAGGTGACGCTCGACGAAGGCGAAACCGCCGCTGATTTCGTCGGGCCGATCGAGGCGTTCGTGCCGACCGATCCGATGAACCGGCACTATGCCGCGATCGTCGAGGGGAACTACACGATCGACGCTTACGAAGCGCCCGCGCAGACGCCAGTCGACGAAGGGTCATGAGAATGGCCGTCATATTCGCCGCCATCGCGCTCGCAGGCTGCCGGGGCTCGTTCGAGATCGGCCGCGCCCGGCAGGAGATCATCACGCCCCCGGCGTCAGGCGTGACGATCATCGAGAAGGACGACGAGGAAATCATTGAACCCGCCGCGCCCCCGGCGCGCGACTGTCAGGCGCGGGCGCGGTTCTTCAGAGGCACTGTAGCCATTCCCTGCTCTGACATCGGCAGGGCGACCGCGCCATAAGAGCGCGGCGAGAAAAAGAGTGAAAGCAGGCGTTCAAACATCGATTGAGGAGTGAAACCAAATGCCGCAAACCTATCTTGTTGTCGTCGAGCCGATCACGCCGGGCTGGCCCCCGCCACAGGTGATGCCGCCGATTTATTACCCGCCGCCGGGCGGTGGTCAGCCTCCCGGCATCTGGCCCGGTCCTGGCGGTCCCACGCACCCGATCGCGCCGGGTGGGCCTCCCCCAGGCGTCTGGCCCGGCCCTGGCGGACCCTCGCACCCGATCGCACCTGGCGGTCAGCCTCCTGGCGTGTGGCCGCAGCCTCCCGGTGGCGGTCGTCCTGATCATGGCTTGCCCGGCTATCCCGATCAGGGACTGCCCGGCCAACCCCCAGGCATCTGGGGCGGACAACCGCCGAACTATCCTGATCACGGCCTGCCTCCGTCAGGCGGCGGCGGCAGCGGCAATCGGCCCATGCCGCCGATCTATCTGCCGGATGGCGGAACGGTGATGCCGCCCATGGAACCGGGCGGCGAGCCGACGCATCCGATCGAGATCCCGCCCGGTTCATGGGTCATGCCCCCGCATCCCGATCAAGGTCTGCCCGACAGCGGCAACACGCCCAGCAATGAGCTGCCGCCGACGCCCGAGCCGAAGGGGTAAGTTCGCGCGTTTAAGATGTTGGGCGGTGGTTTGACACCGCCCAACGACACAACGGAGAATGAAACGCCATGGCCAACCAACCCCAGCCGCCGCGCCCGCCGCAGTCACAGCCGCGTCCGCAGCAACAGCCGCCGCAGTCGCAGCCGCGCCCGCAGCAACAGCCCGCGCAAGCCCCGCGACCGGGGCAACCCGCACCGCCCCGATCTGCGCAGCCAGCGTCAGGTGTGCCTGGCGAACCCCCCGGCGCGCCTAAAGGGCCGCTTCCCGACGCGGGCAAGCCGAACGACCCGAGGTTCGACCCGGCGGCGCAGGAAAGCGGTCAGCTCGCAGAGGTGCCGCGTGACTTCAGGCTCGCCAAGCCCGGCGACCGCGATTATGTCGCTGGTCAGCCGATCGACGAAGCCGAACTCCAGCGCACCCAGGAGGCGGCCAGGCGGCGCGCCGAAGCCAATCGCGACCTCGACGAGCGCCGCGCCGACGAGGCCCGCGCCAACTACGGCAACGAAGACCGCAACCCGAACCGTCAGCCTGGCTATGCCAGCGACCCCAACCGTCAGCCGCCTGACCGAGGCGACCCTTACCACCGGCCGGATTATCTGACCGACCCCAACCGCAAGCCGGATGACTTCAACGACCCCGATCGTCGGCCGACCGGCGTCACCGACCCCACCGTGCGGCCGGATGACATCGGCAATGATGAGCGCCAACCGCCTTCGCGCCGGTGAGCAAGAGCCGCCGCAGGCATAATCCTGCGGCGGGTCGCTAGAGAGGCTTCGCCATGTTTGGCAATCCGATTGTCACCATCCTCGTCGTCATCCTCATCCTGGCGTTGCTTGGCGGCGTCGTCGGAACGGGCGGCCCGATCGGCGTCGGGCGTTGGTCATACGGCTACGGTTACGGCGCGGGCGGCGTCAGCGTCATTGGCGTCGTGCTGCTCATCCTCATCATTTGGCTGTTCGTGGGGTACCGCTGATGAGCGATCCATGGGCCGAAACTTACGCCGACTCGCACGTCTCGTTCGCCAAGGTGCGCGCCAAGATGCCGCGCGCGGCGAGATACCATGAAGGCTATGGTGCTGCGCCCCCGCCCCCGTCAGAAGTGACGCCAAGACCGCCGGTTGTCGTTCACGAGCCGTGGGTTGAAGCGCCGTCGCTGGCGGTCGGCGACGTCGCCACCTGCACCATGGGCATCTGGAACGGCGTACCGACCGACTACGCCTACCAGTGGCTGCGCAACAGCCTGCAGATCTTTGGCGCGCAAGCGTCGGACTACACGTTCGCGATCGACGACCAAGGCGCGATGATCAGCTGCCGGGTCGACGCTAGCAACGCCGCCGGTTCGGCGGTGGCGTTATCGAACCAAGTCGGTCCTATCACCGCATAGGAGGAGAAGGAAAAATGGCCAAGCAACCACCCAAACCGGCGCAACCGACTACGCGAGGCGCGCCGATCAACCCATCAGGCCCGACCGTCACGCCGCCCTACGGCGGGCCGTCGAAGCCAAAGCCGAAAGGAAAGTGAAAATGGCCCAACCGACGATCGATCCGGCGAAGCCCGGCAAGTCGACCGACAGCGATCAATTCAACAACCCGCACGGCACGGCGCAAGGCCCGAGCGGCGGCGGTTCGGGACGTGACAGCGGCGGCCGGTATCAGGCCGACATGTCCTATGGCGGCGAGAGCCCCGATGGCGATGCGATGGTCAACAAGTACAAGCCCAAGGGCAGCTCGTCGCACATCAACACGCCCGAAGATCAACAGGACGAGCTGAAGGGCAGCGACTGGGATTGAACGCCGCTGACCGACGTTTTCTTCTGCTTGAGCGCAAGAAGGCGATCCTCAAGGCGCGCGACGGCATGGTGCCGTTCGCGCGCTACATGCAACCGGACCCCAACCGGCGCGCCGACGCGCGTTTCTCGGCTTACGAGGCGGCCAAGCATCACCGGGTGATCGGCGCGGCCCTGGAGGAGGTCGAGGCAGGCCGCATCAAGCGCCTGATCATCTCTTGTCCGCCTCGCCATGGCAAAACCCGCCTCGCTTCGACCTTGTTCCCAGCCTGGTGCGTCGGCCGCAAGCCGAACAAGAGCGTCGTGGTCGCGACCTACAACGACAAATACGCGATCGACATCGGCGGCAACGTCAAGACGCTGATGCAGTCGCCGCTGTACAAGCACGTCTTCCCCGACCTCAAGCTGCGCTATGGCGGCGCGGCGGCAGACAAGCTGTCGATCGTCGGCGGGGGCGACCTGTTCTTCGTCGGCGTCGGCGGCACGCTCACCGGCCGCGGCGGCGACATCAATCTGTTCGACGACCCAATCAAGAACCGCCAGGAGGCCGACTCGATCGTCGTGCGCGACAAGGTGTGGAATTGGTACGCCAGCGTGTTTCGCTCGCGCATGATGACCAAGGACGCGGCTTTGATCATCATCGCCACGCGCTGGAACGAAGACGACCTGATCGGCCGTCACCTCGACCCGATGAATGCGCACTATCACGAGGAGGAGGCGTCGACCTGGCGGATCATCAACCTGCCCGCGCTCGCCGAGGAGGATGATCCGCTCGGGCGCGAGATCGACGAGCCCCTCTGGCCCGACCGTTTTGACGCGCCGTTCTTCTTCGACATGCGCCGCAACGACCCGCGCGGCTTCACTGCGCTTTACCAGGGTCGGCCGACGCCAGCCGAAGGCGCGTTCTTCAAGTCCGACTACATTCGCACCTACAACAAGATGACCGACGTGCCCGCGTTCGAGGGCATGCGCTTCTATGGCGCGTCGGACTTTGCTGTCGCCACCCGCCAGGAGAACGACAAGTCCTGCCACATGATCGTCGGCGTCGACGAGAACGAAAACTTGTGGATCATGCCCGACCTGACCTGGCAGCGCATGCCGTCCGATCACTCGGTCGACGTCGTCATCAGCCTGATGGCGAAATATCGCCCGATGCTGTGGTTCGCCGAGAAGGGCGTCATTCAAAAATCGGTCGGTCCTTTTTTGCGCAAACGCATGCTCGAAAAGCGCATCTATTGCGTGATCGACGAGATCGCGCCGATCGCCGACAAGCAGGCCCGCGCGCAATCGATCAACGGCCGGATGAGCATGGGGCGGGTCTACTTCCCGCGCTTCACCCGGTGGTTCGCCGACGCGCGCGATCAGATCCTCAAGTTCCCGCATGGCGCGCACGATGACTTCGTCGACACGCTGTCATTGCTCGGGCTCGGGCTGATGAAGCAGATCCCCGCTAAAGGGCGGATCAAGGTGATCGAGTCGGGGCCGAAGCCGCTGACGCTCGGCTGGATCAAGGCGATGACCAAACGCCATGAGCGCGAGCAGGAAAGCATCACCGGGGGCTGGACCTAGACGACGATGCCGCAGAACCCTAACGACGCCATGCTCGAACAGGTGTTCGGCCCCGCGCAGGGGGTGTCGGGCCAGGACGTGCTGCAGACCGGCATGGCGCAGTCGAAGATGATCGACCGCGATCCGCCTGACCCGCCGCAGCAACGCAAGGCTCTGGTCAACGCCTGGACCGAGGAGGTCAAGCACGCCAAGAAACACTGGAAGCCCGCATTCGAGCGCATGCGCGAGGACCAAGACTTCTGCGCCGGGCGGCAGTGGTCGAAGAACATCAAGGACAAGCGTTATGTGGCCAACATCACTCTGCGCGAGGTCGCGCAACGGGTGGCGTTCCTCTACGCCCGCAACCCGAAGGCGGTCGCCAAGCGCCGCGAGATGATCCTCAACACCATCTGGGACGGCACCGAGGGCCAACTGCAGTCGCTGATGCAGGCGGCTCAACAGGCGATGGCGGGTCTGGCGGCTGGCGGTCCTGGCGTCGGCATGGCTGGCGGGCCGCCGATGCCGGGCGCGCCGCCGGGCGGCCCACCGCCGGGAATGCCCCCAGGCGGGCCTCCAGGGGCTCCAGGAGCCCCGCCAGGCCCCAATGGGGCCGGAACGCCTCCTGGGCCTCCTGGAGGCCCTGGCGCGCCTCCTGGAGCCGCAGGAGCGGCATTGGGAGCGTTCGGAGCCGCTGCCCCTGCGATCCAACAGGGCATGGCGATCATGCAGGACGCCGCCCAGGTCAAGCAGCAAGAGGCGATGCTGGACAAGATCGCTCACACCCTGCAGCTGCTCTATGCCTACGAGATCAGCCAACAGTTGCACCCGTTCAAGCAGTTGATGAAGATGACGGTGCGCCGGGCGCTGACCGTCGGGGTCGCCTACGTCAAGCTCGGGTTTGAGCGCGCCATGGCCGATCGGCCGGATGTGGTCGCCAAGCTCAGCGACATCTCCGAGCGGCTCGGCACCCTGGAGCGCCTGGCCGCCGACATCGCCGATGGCGAGGACGACCCGACGTCGGCCGAGGCCGAGCAGCTCACCCTCCTGGTGCAGGATCTGCAGAACGAGCGCCAATTCATCGCCCGCGAAGGCTTGACCTTCGACTACCCGTCGAGCTTTGCCATCATTCCCGACACCAAGTGCCTTCACCTGCGCGGGTTTCTCGGCTCGGACTGGGTCGCCGAGGAGTACATCCTGAGCGTCAATGAGATCAAAGAAATCTATAAAAAGGACATCGGCAAAAACTATATCAGCTACCGGCGGCCCGACAGCGGTCAGAACGTCGCCACCCGGGCGGACGGCATGATGGCGATGACCCCCGATCGGCAAGGCAAGGGCACCGGCGACGACAAGCAATGCGCCTGCGTGTGGGAGATCTACAATCGCAAGGACGGGCTCGTGTACGTCGTTTGCGACGGCTACAAGGACTTCCTGCAGGAGCCTGGCGCGCCCGACACGCCGCTCGAACGGTTCTGGCCGTGGTTCACCCTGACCTTCAACGAGATCGACCACGAAGACGACATCTACCCGCCGAGCGACGTGCGGTTGATGGTCAACATGCAGCTCGACTACAATCGCGCTCGGCAGGGCATGCGTGAGCACCGCAAGGCCGCCAGGCCGAAGACAGCGGTCAGCGCCGGGGCGCTCGACGCCGACGACATGGCGAAACTCGAGAACCACCCCGACAACGCCATCCTCGAACTCAATGGCCTGCAGCCAGGCCAGAAGGTCACCGATCTCCTGCAGCCGTACACCGGCCCCGAGATCAATCCGGCGCTCTATGACGTCTCGCCCTACTTCGATGACACCTTGCGCGTCGTCGGCTTCCAGGAGGCGAACATGGGGCCGACCAATTCCGACACCGCGACCCAGTCGCAGATCGCCGAGGCGTCGCGCACGACCACCATGGACTCGAACGTCGATGACCTCGACGACCTTTTGACCCATCTGGCGCGCTACGGCGGGCAGCTCCTACTCGCCAATGTCAGCGAGTCCACGGTCAAGCGGGTGGTCGGCGTCGGCGCGGTGTGGCCGGAACTGACCCGCCAACAGATCAGCGAAGAGGTTTGGCTGGAGGTCGAGGCGGGTTCGTCGGGCAACCCGAACCAGGCGCAGGAGATTGCCAACGCGCAGAAGATTTACCCGCTGGTGATGCAGCTTCCTGGCATCGATCCCGAGTTCCTGGCTCGTGATCTCTTGAGCCGCCTCGACGACAAGCTCGACCTTAGCCAGGCGTTCAAGCCGATGCTGCCGTCGATCGTGGCGCTCAACACCGCGATGAAGGGCGGCGGCATGGGGGCAGGCCCGCCCGGCATCGGGCAGATGGCTGCGCCAGCCAAGGGGGCGACGCCTCCCTCGCCGCAGATGCAGGCCCCGGCAGGCGACCAGAACGCGCCGCAGAACCCGCGGCCAGGCGGCTCGTTCCCGCCGCCGACGCCCGGTCAGCCGTCAGGCCCGGCGCAGGGCACGCCAGCGCCAGGCATGCACCGCCTGAGCGGGCCGACGCATTAAAAAACCGGGGCCTTTCGGCCCCGGTTTTGGGTAGTCTTCACTGGTACTTGGCGGGGGTTGCGAGGCGAAAGCCGCGACGCCCAGCTTCGGCGATGATGGCGTCGCCAAGGCGGGCGGCGCGGACGGTGATGCAGCCTTTGTGGCGGCCGGATTTGACCCGGTTTTCAAAGCCCGCCTCCCAGCCTTTCTGGAGTTGCTCGTCGGTCCAGTGGCTCAGGTCGAGGTGTCTTCGTTTCATTTTAACAGGCTCCAGTAGTGAGCCCATGATGTAGGTGTTGGTTGGCGTTTTGCCAACACCACGACACAAGAATGTTAGCGATGTTGCGCGGTTGGGCGTTTTCGGCTTACAACCCAACACCTTGATAGGACGTGAACTTGGTCGACAGCCCGTCCACTGTTGAAACTGAGGCTCCATCGACAGGCGCACCGGCGTCTGGCGAAGCCCCTCCATCCGCTGCCTCAACCCCAGCGAATGCCGACGCCGGTAGGACTTCGTCGCCTACGCCATCCGGTGAAACGCCTACGGCAGAAACCCGTGAGACGCTTCTTGACGTCGTCCGCAAAGCGGCTCCGCAGAAGGAGCGACAGCCAGTCCAAGACGGCGCGAGAAGCGAGACAGGTCGAGGAGCGTCGCCTGCTCCAAACGCGCAAGGACAAGGAGAGGCTTTAGGACCGCTGACCCAGGCGGAAATGGATGGTTACCACCCGCGCACTCGAAAGCGCGTCGCACAGTTGCTCACGGAGAACGAAGACCTGAAGCGGCAAATGCAGCCGCTCAGGTCGCAGGCCGACACGACGACCCAGCTGCAGAACTTCCTCAAGCAATCCGACATTGCCAAGGAAGATTTCGGCTTGGTGTTGGACTTGGCCGCCGCGATGCGGCGGGGAGACTTTCAGAGTTTCCTTCAGGGCGTCATGCCTTATGTGCAGCTGGCGCAGGAGAGCCTGGGCATCACGTTGCCACCCGATCTCGCTCAGGCGGTTCGGCAAGGCCACATGACCCAGGATGCGGCCAAGTACGTGGCGCAAGAGCGAACCGCCCGGCAGCTTGCCGAGACTCGGTTCAATCGCGTCAACGGCGAGGTGACCACCCGCAATCAAGCGGAAGCGCGGCAACAGTTTCAAGCGTCTGTCGCGCAGACCGTCGCCACCTGGGAACAAGAGGTCAAAAGGGCCGATCCCGACTACGCGCGCAAAGAGCCGCTGATCAGGGACTTGCTCCACGCCGTAGTTCAGGAGCGCGGGCCGCCGCGTTCGCCACAGGAAGCCGTCGACATTGCGCGACTGGCTTACGATCGAGCGAACGCGATCACCTCGCGTTTCAACCCTCAACCCCGACCGACGAGACAAGTTCCGAGCAGCATCAACCGCGTCAACGGCGCTCTGCCAGCCCCGTCATCGCTGAAGGAAGCGGTGCATCTGGCTTTGGAGCGTTCGCGATGACCAAACGCTCGGAGCGATCCTCATGGCCTTCACAGCCGGTGAAATTACCAACATCGCCAATGCGGCGTTGGACTACTATTGGGCGCGGCCGGAAGAGTTCTTCCAGACGCTGCAGGACAAGCCGCTTCTGAAATATTACGAGGGGACGGGCGCTAAGACCTTCCCTGGCGGCAAGGGCAACATCTCGGTCGCGCTGCACGGCAAGTTCGGCGATGGTTCGGGCAACGACGTCGTCAAGGGGTACACGCACAACGACACGGTCGGGTTCTTCACTCCCGCCAACATCGTGCGCGGCAACTATCCCTGGAAAGAGCACCACATCGGTCTGACGCTCACCCACACCGAGCTGAAGATCGATGGCATCAGCGTCGTCGACACCGATGGTCGGGAGACGGTCGAGCACACCGACCGCGAAGAGACGGTGCTGGTCAACCTGTTCCAGGACAAGCTGTTCGAGCTTGGCGAGCAATATGCGCGCGGCATGAATGGCCTGCTCTGGGCTGACGGCACCGCTGACCCCAAGGCGCTCGCGGGCATGCAGTACCTGATCAGCGTCGACCCATCGGTCGGCGTGATCGGCGGCCTCGATCAGTCGCTGACCGCCAACAGCTGGTGGCGCAATCGCGCCCACACCGCGGCGTTCGGGGCCAAGGTCAGCGGCACGCCATCGCTCGGGGCTTGGGGTGGCGACCTTATCACCTCTGATCCGGCTAATGGTGGCGCGCTCCTGACCGTGCTGCAGACCGAATATCGGCAGCTGATCCGGTATGGTGGGAAACCCACCATGGCCCTGTGCGGTTCGGACTTCATCGGCGCGATGGAAATGGAGGTTCGGGCGAACGGCAATTACACTATGACCGGCTTTGCGCCCGCGCGCGACGTCAGCATGGGTGAATTGAACTACATGGGCACGCCGTTCCAGTACGATCCGAGCCTCGACGACCTGGGTCTGCAAAAGCGTTGCTACTGGTTCGATCCGAAGAAGATTTTCTTGGCCAAGATGACCGAGGAATGGCGTAAGGATCACACCCCGGCGCGCCCCGCCAATCAGTTCGTCCTTTATAAGAGTATAACTTCTACAGGACAAATGGTTGCCACGCAGCGTAATTCTTCTCTCGTGATCGATATAGCCTAGCGCGTGACTTGTGTCGGTTTGTTGGCTAACATCTAGCTACCAAACCGACACGAGGCCAGAATGTTTCGATGTTCCAAGTGTTCAGGTGAGTTTGCTGATGCTCAGCGGGCTACGGGCTACGCGCAATGTCGAACTTGTCGGGCAACTTATGTTGCGGCCTGGCGAGAGGCCCATCCTGGGCGCAACGCAGAACTCTGTCGGCAGCGGAAAGCGCGTGATCCGGCGCGCGTGCAACGTGAGTTGGCGGCATATCGCGCCAAGCCCGAGAATGCCGAGAAGGCGCGGCAGCGGGCCAAGGAATGGTACCGGGCAAACAAGGAGCGTGCGTTGCAGTGGGAGCGCGCTAACCGTGAGCGTCTCCGTCTGGCGAACCGGCTCACCAAGCGGCTTCATACGGCGCGCAATCGAGTTGGGCAGGGCATTTCAGATTATTTTCACGCGGAGTTACGAGAGATTTACGCGAACTGTCCGCCGGGTCTTGAGGTTGACCACATCGATCCCCTCAATGGCGGCGACGATTTTTGCGGTCTGCATGTGCCGTGGAATTTGCAGTACCTTACGCCTGACGCCAACAAGCATAAGCGCAACTTGGTGATCTGAGGAGGTCTAATGGACTATGTTACCGCAAAGATCGCCTTGAGCGGCGATGTGGCCAACGTCATGTATCGCGGTCCCGATCGACCGGTCAGCTGGCCCGAAGTGACCGTGCTGCAATACATTCACGGCGACGATGCCGTCTACGATTGCGAGTTCGTGCGTTCGGAGGTTTCGAGCGCGCAGAGTGAAAAGCGCCGACTGCTCGGGATCTATGGCGCGACGCCGATCAACGAACTGTTCCCTGGCGCGCGGCCGATGATGGAACTCGACTTTCCCGGCGACAAGGTCGAGGCGGGCCGTATGCGCCCGGCGAAGGTCGAGCCGCCGACGCGCGAGACGCGCGAGCGCCTGGCTGGCGAAGCGGAAGAGAACGAAGTCGCGCTGACCATGCCGCCCAGGCGCGGCAAGCAGCAACGCGAAGAGGTTTAGGCCCATGCCGCTCGGCGTTCAGCTTAGCGAACTGCGCTACGAGCTGCGCGCCGAGATTTATTCGAGCCTCTTGCCCGCGCACGGGCTCAGTAGCGTCGACATGCAGAACGCCATTCTGGCGCGGACCCAGCGCGAGCTGTGGAACCAGTACGAATGGCCGCACCTGCAATATCGCATCGACTTGCCGAACGTCGCCGCCAACACTCAGTTCCTGAGCTACGACCCGACGATGCCGTTCGAGAACGTGCTGTCGCTTTGGTACAACTATAATCCGAGCGCGATGCAATCATGGTTCCGGTTGCGCTACGGGTTCGAGGACTGGATCAACGAAACCCTAAGCAGCAATCCGCCGAAGCGGTGGCGTAATGTGGTGACGGTCGATCCGACCAGCGGGCTCACTCAATATGCCGGTCAGGCGCAACTGTGGCCGATACCCAATCAAGCTACCCACCTGCGATGGATCGGTCAGGCTCCGCTCAATCCGCTCCTGGTTGACACCGACACCTGCATGATCGACTCGACGGCGATCGTCTTGACGGCTGCGGCCGAATTGCTTGGCGCGCAGAAGAGCGAGACGGCGTCGCTCAAGGGCAACAAGGCGCAAGCCTATATCCGTCGTCTGATCGGCCGCATGGGGGCGAACAAGCGCGACGTCTATGCGCTCGGCCAAGGGACGATGAATCAGCCGACCTACGCGCAAGGGTCAACGCCGTACATTGATTATATACCAGGTCCATAATGGAAGAATGGCGGGTCATTCCCGGCTACCCCGGTTTTGAGGTGTCGGACAAGGGTCGTGTTCGAACGTGCGGTCGGACCTACGTTCGACGTTATGGGTGGTCTAGCGGGTTTGGTTTATGGACCGCGAAGCCGCGCATCTTGGCGCAGCATTTGAATGGTAAGCCGGGTTACAAATATCGGGCCGTCAATCTGTGTCTTGGTCGAGGCAAGGTTAAAATCGAAAAAGTCCACCGTCTCGTTTGTCTCGCTTTTAAGGGGCTGCCTCCGACGCCTGAGCATGGTGTCAATCATCGAGACTTCGATCGCTTTAATAATGATCAGGTCAATTTGGAGTGGGCGACCAACGCCGAGAATATGGCGCATCGTTATCAGAAGGCCGCCTGATCGATGCCCGCCTACTCCATCCAAGACTTCAAGGCCGGGATGGACTTGCGCAAGACGTATTGCACCGCGCCAGCCGGTTCGCTCAGGCTCCTGCGCAACGCCTTCATCACCGCCGGTGCCGAGATCGAGAAGCGCAGCACGTTCCAGCTGTGGCATCCGACATCGGCGGCGACGATGGGCCTCCTGTCACGCAATGGCCTGACCTACGTGGTGCAGAACGGCGCATCGGGCATCGTCGATCCGACTGGCTCGGCTCCAGGGATTATCTCGCTGCCTTACCAAGAGACCGTCTATCGCGTGATGGACTGGGATTTGTTCAACGGTGAGTTCTATATCGTGCTGCAGGGCGCATCGCGTTACTGGCATTATTACATTCAGGCGTTGGTCACCGACGGTATGGCGACCGCGTCGTCGATCCGCACCTACGGCACCAAGATGTATGGCGTCGATGGTCGTTTGCTGCGGTTCTCGGCGATCAACAATCCGATTGCATGGACGCCTCCGAGCGGTTCGACCAACGACGGCTCTGGCTACATCGATCTCAGCGCCCAGGACGCCGACTCGACCAGCCTGGTCGGGCTTGAAGTCTACACCAACCAACTGGCGGTCTTCTCGGGGCTAAGCACGCAATTCTGGAAGGTCGACCCCGACCCTGGTCAGAACCAGTTCGTGCAGCTTCTGCGGTCGACCGGGCTCTTGGGGCACAATTGCGCGACCCAGTTCGGCAACGACACGATGTACCTGTCGCCCTACGGTGTGCGTTCGCTCAGGGTCCAGAACATTAGCCTGACGGCGGGCACGACCGACGTCGGCACGCCGGTCGACGAGCTGATCCGTCAGTTGCTGATCGCCAATGGCTCGGACTGGTTTTATGACGCCCGCATGCTGATCCAGCCGCGCACCGGGCGGTTGTTCGTCGTGCTCCCCAGTCAAATTCTGGTGCTGTCGACGTTCCAGGAACCGGCGATCACGGCCTGGGCGACGTTCGACGCACCGTTCCAGTTCACCGCCGCTTGCGTCGCTGAGCCTTACATCATGCTGCGCGGCAGCGATAATAACATCTACCAGTATGGCGGCGATCTCCTGCAGACCTACGACGACACTGAAGCTGAAGTGATCACGCCCGCGCTCTCCTGCGATAGCCCGTCGCGGACCAAACTCTTTCATGGCTTTGACGTTGGCGGCCAAGGCACCTGGACGCTGTCGGTCGGCTGCGATCCGAACAACCAGGCGACCGAGGAGCCCGTCGCCACCTTCACCGGGGCGACTTACGTCAATCCCGAGATGACCATGCCGGAACAGTCGACCCACATCTCGTTGCGCTTCCGCACCACCGACGCCAGCCAGGCAAAGCTCGGCCAGGTGATGCTGATGTACGAGGACGGCGAACAGCTGTGATCGTCGACCTCACTCACCCTGGCTTGCGTTATGTGATGACGCACTTGCGGGCTGAAGACGCAGCCGAAGTCAGGGCGACGATCGATCAAGGCGACATTGAGTTGACTTGTCGTCTGATCGAGGGGGTGGCTGGCGCGAAGTGGGAGGCGCGCACCGCTGAAGGACGGCCCGCTGTGGTCGGAGGTTTTTCATGTGTCTGGCCCGGTCTAGCGCACGGCTGGCTGTGGGGCACCGATGAGTGGCCCGAGGTCGGGAGGGAGGTGACGCGGTTCGTCAAGCGGTTTATCCTGCCTGCGCTCGACCGTGCCGGGTTTCACCGGATCGAGTGCCGACCGCTGGCCAGCAATGATCATCGTTGGCTCAAGTTTATCGGGTTCAAGCCAGAGGCCGTGACCGCCCAATTCGGCCAGGGGCGCGAGGACTTCGTCCTCTTCGCTCGGACTAAGGGCCATGACCACATTCGGCCGCACTAACCCGAGGCTGACGTTTCGGCTCGGCACGCCAGAAGACGTGCGCCCGTTGCTCGACAAGTACGGGTCTGATTTTTTCCACGAAGCCGGGTTCGACGAGTTTTCGCCGTTCGACATCGAACGCGCGACGAACGTGATGGCGGCGCAGATCAAGCGCGGCGAGACGCCATTCATTCTGGCGATGCAGAACGACGAGGTCGTCGGCATGGTCAGCTACACGCTTTGCCACGTCTTCACTGCCCAGCCGATCGGCATCCTGTGGATGTTCTACGTGATGCCGCCGCACCGGCGCAGCGCGGTCGGCCGCATGTTGCTCTGGTTCGCGCTCGAAATGGCGCGCAAGGATGGCGCAAGCGCCTTCTTCGCCACCATCGCGCCGACCTCGATCGCCGGTCGACGCTTATGCAATCTCCTCCGTCGCACGGGTTTCAAGCCGATGGGCGGCGCGTTTTCTCGGAGGCTTTGATGTCGGGCTCGCAGCCAACCAATAACCAGGCGGTCGATTTTGAGCAGCAACAGGCGGCGGAAGCCGACGCGAAAGATGCGTTGCGCCAGCAAAACCTCACCCAGGGTCAGGCCGCGATCAATGCGCTGTTCGATCCGCAGCCGGTGATGCAGACCACGACGCAGAATTATGATTGGTCGAAGTTCAACCCGACCGCCACTGGCGGGTACACGCCATACATTGCTGGTCAACCTGCGGCGGGCTGGGGAACGACCTATTCCGACGCGAGTCTTCCGACCGGATATACAGCCACCAGCGCGACGACAGTCCAAGGGCCGGATGGCAAGACTTACTCCAAAGGTCAGCCGCTGTCGTACACGACGCAAACGCCGACCGGGCAGACGACCGGCGGCTTTGGCGACGATTTTTATAACAACTACAAAAACACGTATTTGAACTACTACATGCCCGACGAAGCCAAGCAATATTCCGAGGCGCAGCGCGATCTCACCTACAACCTGGCGCGGGCCGGGACGCTCAACTCGAGCACCGCTGCCGACAAGGCTGGCGACCTCGCTTACAACGACGCTAACGCCCGAGCGACGATCCAGGCGAACGCCAACAATGCTGTCGGGCAATTGCAGTCGTCGGTGCAGGGTCAGAAGCAGGATCTGATCAATCAGCTTTATGCGACCGAAGATCCGACCTTGACTGCGAACCTGGCGCAAAGCGCCGCTAACGCCACCAAGCTGGCGACGCCGACCTTGACCCCTGCGGCGGCTTTGTTCACTCCCGCGTTGACGGCGGCGGGCGCGGCGGCGTCGAGTTATCTGAGCCCCTATTCAGCTTACACCGGCACTCCGTACACGGGGATCACGACGGGTCCGACGCCAACGAGCGCCAACGCCAGTAGTGGCGTGAAATCCAACTATTCGTGAGCGGCTATGTGTGACCCCCTTACCCTTGGACTCGCCGCCGTTAGCGCCGCTTCCGCTGGCGTCAACTACATGGGCCAGCAAGCGACCGTCAGCGCCCAGAACCAGGCCAACAATGACTGGGTCGCCACGCAACAGGCGGCGTCGCAGAAGGCTGCCGCCGATGACGAAGCCGCGCGCCAAAAGGCCGTGGCGGCGATGCAGACGACCCAACAGACGGTCAATCCGCAGGCTGAGCAGGCGACCCAAGCGAACCAGGCTGCGAACCTCACCACCCAGTTCGAGGCGGGCAGCGGCGCGGACCCCAACCAGAACGTCAAGATGCTGGCGGGCCAGGGTGACACGGGCACTGACCCTGGCGTCACGACCGACATGGCGACGCGGGTCACCAACGCAGCGCGTGAAGCGCAAGGCCGCATCGCCGCGCTGGCGGGCCTGACGTCCTACGGCAGCGGTCAAGGCGACATGGGCCAGGTCGCCAGCAACGCGATCACGCAAGGCAATCAAGACATCGCCCTGCAGAGCGATATTAGAGGCGGCATCGCCAAAACGCTCGGCGTCACCCAGCAAATTCAGCCGGTGCAATACGCGCAAGGCTCGAACATCGCCGGGACGATCGCCAGCACGCTCGGGCAGATGGCGGGCAATGCGTTCGGCTCGAAATTGAAGGCGGGGACGGTCTGAGATGCCTGGCATCTACCTCAACGACGGCGGCGCGACATCGAGCGCGCTCGGCAATGCGCTCGGCGGCCTGGCGGGCGCGTTTTCACCCGAGAACCAAGCCAAGGCGGCGCTCATCAAGCTTCAATCAGAGCAGGCCGATTGGCAGAACCGTCAACTGTCGGACACGGTGAACGCGGCCGAGCAGGCTGCAGCCGCTGCGCCGGGGATATTGTCGACCTTCGGCGCTAACGCTGTGCCGCCTGATGGCAGCGGCGGTGGCGTTCCTGGCGCGGTCGCCGCCGTAGCGCAGCCGCCCGATGGCGGCAATGGCAGCGGCATCAACGCGGGCCAGGCGAGCGCGGGGCCGAGCGGGCGCACGGTGCTCAACACGTCAGGCTTCACGCCTTACCAGAAGTTTGTCGCCAACGAGATCATGGCCGGGCGCATGTCGCCGGATGCGTTGAAGACGGCGATCAACACTGGCCAGGCGCAGACGCGAGGCCCAGGCAACACCGACCAGGCGATCGCCACGCGCTCGACGACGCCGCTCAGCCCCGGCACCGTCATCAACACCACCGGGCAACCCGGCAGCCCAACGATCAGCGGCGGGTCCGAATACGGCTCGACGGTCGAGCGGACAGGCGGCCAGCAAGACCCGACAGCGGCCAAGGCTGACGCTGAGACGGGCGCGGCGGCCGACGCCAACCTGGGCAAGACGCAAAAGATTTTGGGGATCTACAATCAGTTCGTCGCCCCCAACGCGAACCCGACCGGCATTCTTACGGAGGAAATTAAACAGAAGCTGTCGGACGCGACGGGTCTGGATCTTAGTCGTTTCACCAGCACTGCGGACGCCAGGAATGAGATCAAGAAAATGTTCGCGAGCATGGTCGCCAACCTGCGTGACAGCCAGGGGCAGCCGATGTTCCGAGGCGGCCTCGATCAGATCATGCAGCAATTCCCTGACCCGACCGCCGAGCCCGAGCGGTTCAAGAGCACGCTTCAGGCGCTGCAGACTTCGTTGGCCCGGCAGTCCAAAGACGGTCAGGCTGCGATGAAGTATCTCGCGAACCCGACGCCACAGGCTTACAACACCTTCTTGCAGGAGAAGGGCGCGAACGCCGCGCAGGAAGGTGCGGCTTATGCGTCCGCCGGGATCAAGCCGTCGAGCGAAGGCGGCGACGGCGGTTCGGTTTATATTTATCCCGACCAAGCGTCGGCCGAGGCTGCAGTGGCCGCCGGGCATTTGCCGAAAGGCAGCAAGGTCAAGATCGGGGGGCCGAATGGCGCGTCCTTCACGGTCGGTGAATAGCGATGCGGCTCATCCCTGACACGACAGCGCCGACGACGCCCGCAGCGCCCGTCACCCCTACAACGCCTGCAGCGCCGGTGGTGACGCCTGACGCTACAGCGCCTGCAGCGCCCGTCGTGGCGACGCCCGATGCGTCAGCGCAACCTAAGCTTCGCCTGGTGCCCGATGCCCCGCGGCCAGATCAATCTCAGGGTTGGGGCGACTGGGCGCTGAGCAATGCGGAAGCTGGCGGCAAGCTGCTCGCGCGCACTGCCGAGCGTCGCTGGCTCGCGCCTTTGGATCTCATGACGGGAGGCGTCAACGCTGCCGCTCACGCCTGGGATCGATCGGGCTTTGGATCGCCAGCCCCAACATTGGTCGATAATAACGGCGCAGTGATCGGCGGCGGGCCGAACGCCAGCCTGCCTTCGCCGAGCCAGGCGCTTATCAATAGCACCGGCGTCCAGATGGACCCGAACGCTGGGACCGCGATGAAGGTGGCGGACTACGTCCTGCCTTTTCTCGCTTCTGGCGCGCGTGGCGCGGTCGGTCGGGTCAACGAAGCAACCGGCGCAGTCAACAAGACAGCGGAAGGTTTGGGCTATGTCGCCGGTGCCGGAACCGACGCCGCGCTGTCGTACTTGGGCGGCATGGCTGGCGACAAGCTGATCGGCGGACCAGAAGGCGCGTTTGTCGGATCACTGTTTGGCGGCGGCGCTCGACCGGCAGTGCAGCGCGGTTTTGGCTGGATGCAGCAAGGGACTGCAGACCCAAATGCGGGCGCGATCTTCGACGCCATGACTAACCCCGCGGGGCCGAACGCCATGCCGACCTACGGTCAGTTGAGCGGCCCGACCGGCAAGCAGTTCGAGAAGGCCGTCGAGGCGGTGCCGATCCTCCGTTCCGGCGTCAGGGCGCAGCGGGCAAATGCCGAGGAGGGGATCACCAACGCTGTCGCCACCGGGATCGGCGAGGTCGGCGATCGAGCGCCGACGACGTCGCCGGTCAGTCCAGATGTCACCGCCTCGCGGATCATCAATCTGTCGCGGGAGGCCAACCAATCACAACAAGAGCAACTCTCTGCTCAACAACAAGCGTTGGAGGATGCGATCGGCACCGACCGCCCGACCAATGTTTCGGATTTGGCTGACACGCTCAGCACTCTGGCGAACAACGGCCCAGCGCCGATCACTCGGGTTATCCGTCCGCGTGTGGGTGATCTCTATCAGTCGGTGAGCCCCGGCGACAATTACGCGGCAATGCACCCTGATGAGCCTTACGCGCCTGAATTGACCGCGCCATATGGACATCTGAAGGTGCTGCGCACCGATCTTGGGGAGAAAACCGCGACCACCGACCCGGTTAAGGGACCGCCCTACAACGAGGCTTACGGGGCTTACACCGACGCCATGCGGGGCGGGGCCGAGGAGGCCGGGCAAGGACCGCAATTCGATCAGGCGAACCTCGACTATTCGACCTTCAAGCAGGTGAACCAGCCGTGGCTTGAGCGGCAGGGCGGCAAGCTGGACTCTGACGTGCAGCCGAGCCCGGCGACGATCGCCAGCCGGGCAAACGCGATCCCAGGTTCTAATCCTGGGTATCTGGATGACATCAACACGCAACTCGGGCTTGGCCCGGCGCGAAATACCCTGGCGGACGTCCTGAGCAATCTCGGACGGATCAAGGATCAGTCCACGCCGTCGCGTTGGGGGAGCGACTATGCGGGGGTCAACGATCGGACCAAGCAGTTCATTGCTGACAACGCGCCGACCGCAACGCCCTACTTGGAAAACGCCGCGATTGGCGGACGCGCGTTCGACCTTCAGCCCGAGCGGCCGGGCATGAGCAATTCGATCGGTTTTCTCGGCGGGTTGGCGGCGATGCTGGCGAACCATCCTAAGGTTGCGGCCCTTACAGCGGGCGCGCTTGAGACGCCTTCGGTGCTTCGGGCGCGGGCTGGCCGTACCGATATCCCCTCGTTGCTGGCGCAATACGCGAACCGGCAGGGCGTGGCGGCAGGTTTGCGGGGGCCGCAGTGAGGGCGGGACCGTCAATGCGCTTGATCATCGCCTCGCGCGCTTTGACCTCCCACGGCTCCAAAGGGGCGTTGCGCAGGCCGAATATTTCGCCGAGCACGCGCAGAAAACCGAACAGCCCCAGAAATATGGCGACCACTAGGCCCACCAGGACGAAGAGCAGGCCAAGCACAATGAAAAGGCCGAACCCGGTTCCGAGCAGAACCGCGAGGGCGTGAAATGAGACGGGGATGGCGAGGACGATGGGCATGCCCGAACATATAGTTGGCCGAAAGCCAACTTACAACCAACAGGGGTAGTTGGGTGACGATCACCCCACAAGCCCGCGATCAGGTGATCCGCACCATCATCGGTGAAGCGGGCAATCAGGGCGTCGACGGCTGGCGCGGGGTCGCGCATGTGATCAAGAACCGCGTCGACAGCGGAGCCTGGGGGCCGACGCAGGGCGCGATCGGGCGCGTCGTTTACGCGCCCAAGCAATTCTCGACCTACAACCCTGGCAACCCCGCTGGCGACCTCGCGCGCGGGGCTAACCCGAATGACCCGACCTACCAGCGTATTGGTCAGGTGGTCGACAACGTGTTCGGCACCGGCGCTGACCCCGACAACACGCAAGGGGCGACGCATTTCTTTAATCCGCAGGCGGTTGAGGGCACGCCGCAATGGGCGAACCAGGGCACCAACGTGCGCCGGATCGGCGACCACGTTTTCATGACCGTGCCGCTGACCCCAGCCTCGACTGGGGGCACCGCGTTGACCAGCTACAGGCCGCCCGAGACGGCTTCCGGCCAGGTCAGGTTCTCGGTCGCGCCGAACGCGGTGGCACAGGGTGTCGACCCAAATCTGCTCGACACGGTCAAGCAGGCGACCCAATACCTGCCGCCGGGTTGGTCGGCGCAGATGACGTCGGGCTTCCGCGCTGGCGATCCGCGCTTTCACGGTCAGGGCAAGGCGCTCGACATCCAGCTGATCGACCCGAGCGGCAAGCCTTTGGCGAACTACCAGAACGAAGCCAATTTCGCGACTTACGAACAATTCGCCCAGAGGGTCCACCAGTTGAACGTCGCCAATGGTGGCGCGCCGATCCGCTGGGGCGGCTACTTCGGCGGCAAGACCGGACCTGGCGGCGTCTATGGCGCGACCGATCTCATGCACTTCGATACCGGCAACGTGCCGATGGGCGGCGGCGACTGGGCGAACGGCTTGACGCCCGCGCAACGCGCTCTGATCCCCAACGCCATGAGCCACGGGCTCGGGAGTGCCGACGTGCCCCCAGTGCCGAGCGCCTATGGTTACAGCTCCAGCGTGCCTGCAGCCACGCCAGCTGCGCCGAAGCCGATGGAGGCCCCCTATGCGCCGTCGCCATTGCCAGGCGCTGGATCATCCACGCCTGCGCCCGCCCCCACGCTTGGCGCGCCTGATCCGAACGCCAAGTTCCAACTCAACACTGGCACGACGACGCAGGGCGGCCCCAGGCCGCAGATGTTCACCAGCCTCAACCTTGGCGGGGGTGGGGCCGCGCCAGGCGCGCCCGCCCCTGCAGCTGCGCCAGCACCGGCCCCCGCGCCAGCACCGGCACCGGCACCGGCCCCCGCTCCTGCAACCGTGCAGGATGATGGCGCGACAACACCGATCGACCGGAACAATCCGCTCCCCTGGCCAGCGCCAGCGCAGACCGGGCTTATTTACGACGTCAACAACCCCCCGACGCCGCCGGTCAACCCATTCCGCGTTGGACAGATCGACCTTCGAAACCCACCGACGCCACCCCCGCGACCACCTGACCTGGTCACCGGGTTGATCAATCGTCTGTTCGGGTGACCCATGGCCAGGAATAACGCCGCCGTTTCAGTTCCGGCGACAGCCGCTTCCCTAGCTGTAGTTCCACCGACGCCGCCGGTCGGCTTGCCGCCGGTGACCTATGTGGCGACGCCGACCTATGCGCCGGGCCAGGGCATGCAAAAGATGAGTTGGGTGAACCAGCTTTTTCAACAGCCGACGCCGTTGGGTAGGTGATCCATGGCTGACCCAACAGTCCCGCAGGCGCTTGGTCAGATCGCCGCCAATTCATGGCCGCCGAACGCCATGCCGACGCCCAACCAATTCGCTGCGCCGCCTGGCGGCGCTCAGGGAACGCTGTCGCCGCAGGACCGGGACATGATGATCCGCACCATTGCCGGTGAAGCAGGCAACCAGCCGCAGCTCGGGCAGGCGGGCGTGGCGCAGGTGATCATGAACCGCGTGGCCAGTGGGGGCTATGGCGATGGGGTTTCCGGCGTGGTGACAGCGCCGGTCAAGCCGGGCTCGCAGTACCATCAGTTTTCGGTTTGGAACCCGCCTGGCGTCGCCGAGAGTAGCGCCACCACGCACAGTCTCGCGCCGAACTCGCCGCAATACGCTCAGATCGGCGACCTCGTCGACAAGGTTTCCGCCGGGCTGATCCCCGACCCGACCGGCGGCGCGACCCACTATTACGCGCCAGCCTCGATGCCCGGCCGCCGTCCGCCGCCGTGGGCCGCGCCGCTCGCCCAGGCAAACGATGTGACGATCGGCGGTCAACGGTTTGTCGGCACTGGACCTGCGGGTCCAGGCTACAATCCCACTCTCGTCAGCCAGGGGCCTTGAGATGGCGGTCAACAAAAGCGGCAAGATGATGCCCGACCCGACCAAGCCTGGGCCGCCGATGCAGCTGCCGGGCGCGCAGCAACTGCCGACCGAGGTCGGGCAGGACTACAACGCTCCCGCGCCGCCGACGCCTTTGCCGCCGGTAAACCCGTTCCGAGGTCAGGCGGCCGGGCCACCGCCCGCCCTCCCACAACAGGGGCGTTCAGGAGCCCCAGGAGCCCAAACGCCGCCCTGGTGGCCTCCGCTGCCTCCACCACGCCCCGCGGGCCTGGGCGGGGCTCCTAGCCCCGCTGTAGCGCCACAGGCTGGCGGCATGCCGGGCATCTATTCGCCGGGCGCTGGCATGGTCGGAAACCGGGGCGCGCCGATCTACACCACCGGCAACCTGGATTGGCTCAAGAACCTGTTCGGAGGCGGCAGCAATGGCTGACCCGCTGCCGGGCTCGCCTTACCGGCCGACGCCGCCTCCCAGCCGAGGCTTTCTCAATGACCTGTTCCCGGTCGACCCGAGGACGGTTGCTGGCGGCCTCTACGGCGCGGGCACGGAAGCTGCCGGTAATGCGGCTGGTTGGGGCGCAAGCAAGGTGCCGGGGTTCCCTGACCCCGAAGGGTTCGGTCGCGCGATCACCGGGATACTCGATGAACCGCGTGGGGGCCTCGCGCATAACCCCGAGGTGGCGGCGGCTCCGTTGGCGATCGGCGCGCGTCGGCTGAAGAAGGGCGGCCACGCTGCCGAGGATGACGCCAGCGTCGCCAGCACCCTGGCCGCGAGATCCGAACCAGGATCAGTCGAAGGCCCCGGCACAGGCGTGCCGAACCTTCCGACGCCTCACCCGGTGGGCGAAGCGACTCCATCAGCTGCGCCGCCCGGTTTCACCGCCTACCACGGCAGTCCGTACCAGTTCGATCAGTTCGACATCAGCAAGATCGGCACCGGCGAGGGCGCGCAAGCGTATGGGCATGGGCTCTATTTCGCGGGCAATGAGGATGTGGCAAGGGGCTATAGGGATCAATTATCGTCAGACACCCTTCGAACCCCTGACGGGCAAATTTTCGATCCGCAAAGCCAACTGCAACATTTGAACGTCCGAGTCGCGGCCAGGAATAATGGTGAAGACCTGGACGCCACAATCGCACGGGCTCAACAATTATTGCCGAAAGCCAGCGAGCAAACAGCGCCGATGCTGCAGCACGACATTGGGGTCTTGCAGGGATTTAAGGACGCGGGCGGCGTCAGTCGAAATCCCGGCTCGATGTACCAGGTTCAGCTCAACGCCGATCCCAATCAGCTGCTCGATTGGGACAAACCTTTCGCCGAACAATCCCCCAATGTTCAACAGGCGATCCGTGACCTTTGGACTGACAAAGGCGGCTCCCTGGAGGGCAGAACAAATCCGCCTTTCGTCGCTTCTAGTTCAGGCGATAGAGGAGACTCAATCCATGCGGCGATCGCAACGACTTACGGAGCGGCGGGCGACGCTGATCCGCAAGGCGCTGCCGCTGCGGCGTTGGCTTCCAAGGGCGTTCCTGGCATAAAGTACCTCGACCAGGGTTCGCGCGGCGCAGGGACCGGCACCAGCAATTATGTCATGTTCAATGACAAGATGATCGACATCCTGAAACGCTACGGCATTCCCGGACTTGGCCTTAGTGTTGGCGCGGGCGCGCTGATGAATAATCCGTCGTCATCTGATGGAAGCGCGGTCGCGGCCGAGCAGCCTCAACCACCATACCAGGACGTCAGCCAATCGGATCAGGAACAGCGTCCGCCGCCGATCGGCTCGTCGCCTCAGTTCGACGATTGGTGGCGGCAACTCCAAGCGCAGCGTTTCTCGGGCCAGGACCAGGGCCAACAGTGACGACAGGCCCGCCGTGATCGGCATTGTCGAGGTTCTTGAGGTACCGGCGCTCGGCGGGCGTCAAAGGGTTCGTGACGACGCCGCCGGTGCCGTCCTTGTTTTTCCATCGAACGACCATGGGTCCAACTCCTGGAGGTTAAAAATGGCTGCGACACTCGACGGGCAGCTCGTCGCCGTCTGCCCCATGGACGGGGCAATCTACATGTTCAGCGACACCGGCCACGTCTACCGGATGACGCCGGTGCCGTTTACGATCGAGGAACTTGGGCCGGTGCCCACCCCCGACCCCGGCGATCGTCGGGTGCCGGGCGGCATCGTCCACACCAGGCTCACCGGCGACGAGGTGGTGCAAGACGTGCCGCCAGGCATCTCGTTGGGTTAAGTGTTTCTCAAGTGTCCTATGGTTTGCGTTTGTGATATAAGCGCCAACTGAGGAGGTTACAAATGCCCGCCGCGATCCCGTCAGACGAACAGCGTCAGCGCGCTCAATGGGATCTGCTCCTGCTCGACATCGAGGCGAGATCCGAGCAGGTTCGACAGATGAAGACGTTCGAGGGTCCGCGCCTGTTCATCCAGGCGACGTCGGCCGCAGCTGCCGTCTTCGTCGCCGGTGCCGCTGTGGGCGGCGTCCTCGTCCATTTTCTGGGGAAGTAAGGATGGACACAGTTGAACGTGCTGCGCAGGCTTTCTGTGAGGCTAGCGGTTTTTACAAATGGCCCGACACGCGCGGAAGTGTGCGTGAATGGTATCTGGCAGGCGCGCGAGCCGTTTTGGAGGCTTTGAAGACGATCGAAGCGACGCAGAAATCCTGCGTTTCAGCCGCAACACCCGACATCGCCCAACACCTCGACAACCCTTGAAATCATTAGCGTTTTTGCGCCGCGGCCGCGGTTTTAGAGGCTCATCCGATTAGTTTTCCTTGAACTAACCAAGTCAACACCGGCCGACACGAAAACCCTAGGAAATCCGGGCGTCTGCCGTGAACAAAGGGTGTTGGTGTTGTGCGTAGTGTGGGCATTTCAAGCCGAAATCCTGCGGATTTGGCCCGGCTAAACCACTGATTTCTCACGTCCTGCGTTTTCCTGCGAGCTAGTCGAAACTGTCAAGCATGGCCAAGTTGATTGGCCCGCAGAATTGACAGAGGCCGTAGATCGCAAGTGGTTTGACGTACAGGGGTTCGCCGCAGTGGGGGCACCCGCCTGGGATGACCGCGACGTTGTCATCATCGATCGCACGGGGTCTTTTAACGCGAGGCGGTCTTTTCTTTCGGGGCGTCATCGAGGTTCCAATTTCGGGCTTTGCGCCGGATCTGGGCGCGCAGATTGTCGGGGGCGCGAGGACCGCCGCCGATGCGCGGCACCGGGGTCATGAACTTGCGCTCGCCCAGCGACCAGTAGATCAGCTCGTGGCGGCTGGTGCGCGCCCAGTCGATGACGCCGCCGACTCGGGCGATCTCCTCGTGCGCGATCTCGATCAGTTCCCCGGCGCGCATCAGACGATGTCCTCGTCATCGACAGCGCCGAGATCGGCGGGCGGCATTGCGTGATCGAGATAAAGCCTGGCGAGGCGGGTCGGGCTGATCGCCTCAATGTTCCAGTCGACGCCCTTCTGGTCGCGCCAGGTACGCGCAATGCGCCACAGCCGCGCGCCCAGGATCGAGCCCGCCTTTTTTGGGTCGTCATGGTCTGGGTTCAACGGTCGAGCGCCAAGACGATAAAGTTCACCAGGAAATTCACGCCGGTTTGGCAGGTCAGCGGGGGAGAGTTCAGCGGCTTTGAACCATTTGATGATGTCGGTCGTGGTGGTGACCGGCAGGTAGCCCGGCGGCGGCGTGCCGCTTTCGATGTCGCCAACAATTTCGAGGTAAATTTGCTCCCAGGTTTGCTCCGCCATCATAGCTTTGGCGGCCGATGCAGGAGCATTGCCCGACAGCATGGCGAGATCGGCCTCACTGATCTCCAGGGTATGGAGGTATTCGGCGATCATCGGCCAATGCTGATCGAACAGCTTGACCAATGCGGTGTAATACTGGGGCGACTCCGGTTTCTGATCGAAATTGGAAACCACGTAAAAGCGGCGATCGTCTGAGGGGATGCGGAGGGGATGTTTTTCGTTGGAAAAGATGACGACGCCTGCGACATTGGCGGCGGGATAGACGTTTCGATATTTTGGGTGGATCTGGATGATCGGGTTGCCGCTGGCGATCGTCTTGAACAATGTGTAGGCGTCAGACCGGCCCTCGTCGCGCATTTCACTG